AATCGAAAGGGTTAAAAGCCTAATAGATGCCTACGGGTTTTTGGGTGAGATTATTAAAAACGTATTTACAGGTGAATTTGACAAGGCAGCAGAAGCGGCAAAGAACTTTGGTAAAGAGTTGGTGGATGTCGCTTTAGGTGTTGACGATGCTTTTGATAAGACTGTGGAGGTTATAGGTAATGCCGCTAACGCTGTTGCAGATTATACAAAGCAAAATTTAGAAGCATCAAAGGCAGCTGTAAAATTGCGTAATGATGCAAGACTGGCAGCAAGTCAGGCTGAACTTGCAGCGGCAAGATTTAAAAAGGATGCGGAAGAACAAAGGCAAATAAGAGATAATGAGTTTGCAAGTTTACAGGATAGGATTTCTGCAAATCAAAAACTTGGAGTAATTCTAAATAATCAATTAAAAGCTGAAGAAAGAGCAGCTGAATTAGCGGTATCTGCTGCGCAGTACGAACTAAATAAAAATAAAACGCTTGATAATCAGATAGCACTAAATCAGGCGTTAGCTGCTTTGGAGGGTAAGCGTGAAGAAATAACCGGACAGCGTTCAGAACAGCTTGTTAATGAAATTGCACTAACAAAGGAACTGCAAGAACTTAATAAAACAAGGATAGCGGCTGAAAACAAACTTGACATAGATGCACGCAAAGCGGCAGCGGATAGGATTAAAGACGAAAAAGAAAGGCTGGAGGTAAAGCGACAGATTGCGGTTGATGAAGCAGCTATTGAACTTAAAAGGCTTGAAGATAATGTTAACGCTGCAACTGAAGGAACAACGGCAAGGGTAGCGGCTGAAATTGAGTACAAAGAGAAAAAGGCAGCTATTGCAAATGAAATAATCGCAATAGACGAAAACATTAACAAGCTGGCTATTGATAGAGCAATGGCAGCAGCTGAAAGGCAAATAGCTGAAGCGGAAAAGCTAAAAGAGAATACTGAACGTGAATTTGATTTAAAGCGTTCTGCCTATGACCAAGAAGAAGCACTTTTAAAACAATCGCTTGATAATAACCTAATCAGTCAGCAGGAATACAACGATAAATACAAGGTATTAAGCGAAGCACGGGTACAAATTGATTTAGACGAGAAACAAGCCCGAATGGATGCGGCAGCAGCGGCAGCAGATGCGCTCGGCAATCTTGCTAATATAATTGGTGAACAGACAGCAGCAGGAAAAGCGTTAGCTATTGCGAGTGCAACCATTAACACAATTAACAGCGCAGTTCTTGCATATCAAAGGGGTTTAGAAATTCCTTTTATTGGAACAATACTTGCACCTATAAACGCAGCCATAGCAGCAGCGGCAGGTATCGCAAACATTAAAAAAATAGCAGCTGTAAAGATACCCGGACAAGGTAGCGCAGGCGCAGCAGTACCTTCTGTAAACACAGGGGCTGCACCAATCACGCCACAGGCAGCAGCACCAACAGTTACCCAATTAGACAACCAAACGATTAACCGAATGGGGTCTGCAACAAATAGGGCATACGTTTTAGAATCAGATATTAACAACAATCAGGAAAGACTTATAAGAATAACAAGGGCTGCAAGGCTTGGCTAAATTAAAGACATGGAGAAAGAATTACCGATTTACGAATTACAAATAGATGACATAAACGGAAGCGCAGAAGTTGACTTTGTTGCTTTAGTGGACAGACCTGCTGTGCAGCGTAACTTTTTAAAGTTTGCAGAAGATAGCTGGAACGATTACCCGGAAGCAGCGGTAAACAATGCAAAGCGTGCTTTAAAGTGGGCAGATGAGAACGGATGGGGAAGCTGTGGTGAGGCTACTGGAAAGGCAAGGGCTAACCAAATCGCTAACAAAGAAAATCTCACAAGGGAAACGATAGCCCGTATGGCATCCTTCAAAAGGCATCAGCAAAACAAAGATGTACCTTATGATGAAGGCTGTGGCGGTCTTATGTGGGATGCGTGGGGTGGCGATGCAGGTATAGAATGGGCAATAAGAAAATTAAAGCAAATTGATAGGCAACGCTTCCAAATTGATGACGAAGAACAGCGTATTATTTCAGGCGTTCTTATGTTGGCGGATACTCCTATTTATCGCAATGACGGAGTACAGGAATACTATGTAGTTTTCACAGCTGAAACGATAGCCGAAATAGTACAAAAGTTTTTTAGTAAAGGATATCAAAACAATGTTAACCTGATGCACGATAGCGGTCAGCAGCTTGAAGGCATCACCATGTTTGAATCATGGCTAAAGGATAGTAAGCGTGGTGTTAGGGCTTTAAAAGGTTTTGATGACGTGCCTGAAGGTAGCTGGTTTGCTTCTTACAAAGTTTATGATGATGAAACGTGGGCGAAAGTTAAAAGGGGTGAGGTATTAGGGTTTAGCGTTGAAGGTGATTTTATTTACAAGAAAAAAGTGAGTAAGGAAGAGCGTATGATGAAAGATATTATCAAAATCCTTCAATCGGTTTAGTCTTTTCTGTTTTGTGTACAGTAGGTTTCCCCCTGCCCGTCTCTACGGGTGGGGTTTCTATTTTGCCTATATCCTTACTGCTTACTAATTAGTATAAATATTTATATATGACAGCTGTTGAAGCACTAAACAAAATTAAAGCCATGTTTGCCGAAGCAGGCGAACTGCCAGCGGTAGCACCCGGCTTGGCATTGGCTGAATACGTCTTAATGGGCGGAACAAAAGTAAACATAGACAAATTGGAAGTTGGCGGTAAAGTTGAGGTAATCGGTGAAGATGGCAGCCTTTCCCCTGCACCTGTTGGAGAACATGAGTTAGCTGATGGTAGCAAAATCGTAGTTGATGAGGCTGGAATCATAACCAGCGTATCTGTACCCGAAGCAGCACCATCCGTTGAAGTGGAAGTGGAAGCAAAGGTTGACGAGGAAAAAGAAATGATGAAGAAAAAAATAGCCGAAATGGAAGCTGAATTATCAGCTATGAAATCTAAATTTTCAGAGGTTGAAGGTGCAGCAGTTGCACAATCAGCAAAGTTTTCTTCTGCAATCACACAGCTTACTGATGTAGTAGTAGGTCTTTGCAATACTCCATCAGTTGACCCATTACCAGCAGCAGACAAGTCTTATAAATTTATCGAATCAAAGCAGAGCAAGATTGATAAGTTTTTAGACATGGCAAAAAATCTTAAATAGTAGCATCACTTTTAATAACAAATAAAAATTCATAACAATGGCTTTTGACGTATCAACTTTGGCAGCTTATACCAAAGACAACTGGAAAGAACTGGTTACCAGTTCAGTATTAGGTAGCAAGACTGCTAACCTTATCAAATCACAAGGGAATGTTCTCGTAGGTGTAAAATCTGCTGAAAACATTACCATCATGGACACAGACGCATTTTTCCAATCAGGAACAAACTGCGGATTTAACGCTTCAGGTACAACTACCTTTACACAGCGTGCAGTAACTGTTGGTAAAATTAAAATCAACGAAGCACTTTGCTTAAAGGACTTGGAAAGCAAGTTTTTGCAAAATGCACTTCCTCAAGGTTCGATGTACACCGACATGATTTTTGCCGAGCAGTACAGCAATAGAAAAGCTGAAAAAGTTGCCGAGCAAATGGAAATCGCATTGTGGCAAGGTGACACAGCTTCTGCGAATGGTAACTTGAACAAGTTTGATGGTTTGCTGAAGTTGATTACTGCTGCATCTACTGCGGTAACTAATGCAAATACATCTACTTACATTACAGGCGGACCAATTGCTTCTATCACAGTTACAAACGTAATTAGTGTATTTGATGCAATCTATACTGCAATACCTGCAAAGGTTGTTGCAAAGGATGATATAACTATCTTCTGCGGTATGGATACATTCAGATTGTATACAATCGCTTTGAAGAATGCTAACCTGTTTGCTTACAATCTTGATATCAAAGCTGATAGCGAGTTTTTCCTGCCCGGAACTACTGTGAAGGTGGTAGCTGTTCAAGGTCTGAACGGAACAAACGACCTCGTAGCTGCAAGGATTAGTAACCTGTTTATGGGTACTGACTTGTTGAACGAAGAAGAGCGTTTTGAAATCTTCTACGCAAAAGAGGCTGACCAAATTCGTTATGTTAACGAGTTCAAAGCTGGTATAAACTTTGCCTTCCCTGATGAGATTGTAAAGTTCTTCATCTAAAGATAAACGGGGGCAGCTAATAACTGCTCCCACTTTTTAAAATAATAAATCAAAGAATATGCCCTGCGTATTAACTCAAGGATTTACGTTAGATTGCCGGGATAGTATCGGTGGCGTAAAAGCTGTGTGGTTTATCGCTCACGCTAATGTTACAGCAGTAACACAGGCTTCAGGAGTGGTAACTGCAATCACCGACACGTCTACATGGTACAAGTACAATTTGGTCAAGAATACTGCCAGCCTAACCGAGAATATCACAGGCACAGTAGAAAACGGGACTGTACAATATGCACCCGAACTGAATATTATCATTAACAAACTGCAAGCAAATACCCGTAACGAAATTTTGCTTCTTGCTCAAAATACGCTTATGGCGATTGTGCAAGACCAAAACAATAAGTACTGGTTGCTCGGTTTGCAAAATGGTGTAGACCTTACCACAGGTTCAGCTGCCACAGGTGTTGCAGGCGGTGACCGTAATGGTTACAGCTTGACCTTCACAGGTACAGAACCTGCACTTGCTCCTGAAGTTCAGGCTTCAGTTGTTACAGGCTTGTAAAAAGCAATTCCGTGAAATAGTAAGGGCTGCCTAAATCGGGCAGCCTTTTTTGCGTAATTTAGCCCGATACACTATTTAGTAATAGATGATAACGATTAAGAAAGGCAACACAGAAACAATAGTATTAACGCTGACGGAAAAACAAACGTTAGCAAGCCCTAATTATTTGTTTGTATTCAAAAGCAGGATGCCTGAACAGGTTGTATCTTTTGTGCTATTGAATGCAGCAGACACGAGCCTTTACAAATATCGTTACAATCAATTCAGCCTTGTAGTAAATAATTATTTCAGCAATAGCCCACAGGGTGAATGGCGGTACTACATTTACGAGCAGGCAAGTGCAACAAATAAAGATGAGACAAAGACGGGTGGATTATTAGAGGAAGGGATAATGAGGTTAAATGAAGCAGAGGCGTTCAGTTATGTTAGTTATAACGTAGAAACGGAATTTATCACACATGGATAATTTATTTATATTAAAATTTGCGGAGGCGAGGCAGCCGGAGTACCGAGAGAAAAAGGGTACTTATGGCGGTTACATGGAGTTCGGTTATCATAATGACTATCCAAAATACCTGCTTGACCTTTACAATAAATCAGCGAAGCACAACGCAATCGTAAAAGGTAAAGTTAACTATATAATTGGCAACGGCTGGAAATCAACCGAGCCTGATGCAGTTGCAGAATCATTCATAAAAAAGCCTAATCAGTACGAAAGTTTAGCAGACTTGACAAGAAAGGTAAGCACAGATATTGAGGTATTCGGTGGTGCGTATTTGGAAATTGTATGGAGCGCAGCAGGTGGGCAGCTTTATTCTGTTGGTCATATTGATTATACTAAAATAAGAACGAATAAAGATAACACGCAGTTTTGGTTCAAAAACGATTGGCAAGATAGAAAAGAAGAACCTGTTGTTATCAATGCTTTTAATAGTCAATTAAGGCAGGGCAGACAAATCCTTTACATGAAGGAGTACAGACCCGGACTTGAAACTTATAGCCTGCCGGGTTACATGGGTGCGCTTAATTATATCGAATCTGATATAGAAGTAAGTAAGCACGTTTTAGGTAATGCTCAAACAGGGTTTAGCGCATCAAAGATGGTAACGCTTCCAAATGGCGAACCTTCCCCGGATGAAAAACGTAATATCGAAAGAAGATTTACTGATAGGTTTACTGGTGCAGATGGTAAAAAGCTGATTCTTTCTTTTGTTGATAGGGTAGACCAAAAGCCAATCGTTGACGATTTAGGGCAGAGCGATTTATCAAAAGAAGATTTTGCAAATGTTGATACGCTGATTCAGACAAACATATTTGCAGGTCATCAGATTGTCAGCCCAATGTTATTTGGTATCAAGACTGAAGGGCAGCTGGGTGGTACAACGGAATTGCAGGCGGCTTATGAGATTTTTAAAAATACATACGCAAACGATAAGCAGCACTTTATTGAATCGGTTTTTAATGAGTTAGCTACCATAAAAGGTGCGACTTCTGAAATAGTTATTATACCTGTTGAGCCTATTAGCTTCCAATTAACGGAAGCAGCACTTTTGCAGATTGCACCAAAGGAATACCTTCTTGAAAAAGCTGGAATTGATTTGAGTAAATATTCACCTGTTGACAGCAATACAGGCGAATTAGCGGCATCACCTGCAAACGTGAACGAATCCTTAAAGAACTTAACAGGGCGGCAGTATCAACAGCTTATGCGTGTTGTAAGGCAATTCAGCCAAGGTAAGATAACAAAGCAACAGGCAAGCGTTATGCTTTCAGGTGGTTTAGGTTTAAGTGAGGCTGAAATTAATACCATGTTAGGCGTGGATGATGACCCTGAAACAGAAGACCAATTTAGCGAGCAGGAAAATGAAGCGGTTAAGATATTTGAAGAATACGGAGAGCAACGGGAGTTTTTTAACATCTTTCGAGACAAGCCAGTATACAGCAGCTTTGAGGCTTTCGTAATTGATAACACCATAGACGGGGCAAGTGACAAAAAGATATTGGAACTGATAAAGAAAGACCCGTTAATACCTGCTGTGGTACTTGCAAAGGCTATTGGGAAAGAAGTTGAGTTTGTTTACGATAGGTTACAGCACCTTCAAGATATTGGGGCGATTGTTAAGGATGAAGTAACGCAGGCAAGAACGCTGACAAGACCCATTAACGAAATTATTGACGAGCCTTTGCGGACTACTATTGAGGTTCGTTATTCTTACGAATGGAAAAAGGTAGTACCACAGGGGCAGCGCAATTCAGCTACGCATCCATCACGCCCATTTTGCGCAAGGCTGATGCAGTTGGACAGGTTATATACAAGGAGAGAAATTGAGGCGATAAGTTCAAGATTAGGCTATTCTGTTTTTGACAGAGGCGGTGGATGGTGGACAAGACCAAGCGGTTATCATAGCCCATCATGTAGGCACGAATGGAGAGCCAATGTTGTAGTAAAGAAAAAATAAAGCAATGAGCAGAAACATACTTTTCATATCAGTTGATACAATAAAGGACAGAACAGGGCTGCATTTTAATGTTGACCCGAAGCTGGTTTATCCTGACATACTATTTGCGCAGGATGCCTACATTCTGCCAATGCTCGGCACGGCTTTGTACAATCGTTTGCAGGATGGTATTGATTGCAAAGACCTTGATTGCGATGAAGAAACGCTGTTGAACGAATACATTACGCCTACGCTTGTATATCAAGTTATGGCTGAACTTCCAATGGCTTTATCTTATCAATTTTACAATAAAGGCGTAGTAAAGAAATCAGGCGAAGGACAGACAGAACCGAGTGCTTCAGAACTTACAGAAGTAGCGCAAAGATATCAGGCAAGGGCTGAATTTTACAGGCAGCGACTGATGAAATATTTAAGGCAAAATGCAAGTCAGAATGTGGTAAGCTGGGCGCAGCTTTATCAGAATCCGGGCAGCGGCTTTGATACTATTGTACCCGATGCTGAAGCCTATACTATAAGCGTATGGCTCGGTGATGATGATTGCTGTGCAGGTAAAACTTATGAAGAAAAATATCAGGGAAATTTAAATAGGTGTTGTGGCAAATAAGACCTTCCATAAAAAAAATCAAGAAAAGCTGAAAATTTATTTAGCAAAAATCGAAAAGAATGCTAACACTAAACCAATTAGTAAAGAAGATACAGGACATAGGGGAAGCGCACAAACAGATAAAAACGACTTACAACGGCAGCGTATTTGATTTTTTGAGTAAGGGTAGCGATAATGTTTATCCTGCTTTCATTTACGATGTGTCGCAGGGAAATATTAATGGAACTGTGCTTACTATTGATTTTTTGCTTTTCTTTTTCGATAGAGTTTTACCGGAGCAGTACAATGAAACGGAGGTGTTAAGTGACCAAGTTCTAATTTGTACGGATATAATTGCGCAGTTAAGATATCAGCTTTTTGATTTTTATTTGACGGGTAATAACAACATACAATTTTTCAGGGAAGAAACACCTGATTTATTAGCTGGTGTTCGTGCTACTGTTAGTTTTGAGATTCCTTATGATGCGGATAGGTGTGCAGTACCTACAAGTTTTGAATATTAACTATTTATAATTAAGATATGGCTTCAGATTTCAGACCCGGAAAAAATGATGTTCAGATATGGCGCAACGATACATGGCGGCAAACCTTCGTGTTAACGGCTAACAGCGTGGCTATTAACCTAACGGGTGCGGTTATTACTATTCAAGTGCGCAAAGGATGCGGTGGTGTGTTAGCATTAACTGCAAGCACTACCGATGGAGCGATTACGATAAGCGGAGCAGGGAATAATGAGATAACTGTAAATAAGCTGGTGAATATCGAAAAGGGTAAATACTTGTATGATATGAACGTGGCTTTTGCCAGCGGTTATGTTAGGACTTATCTTGAAGGTGATTTTATTGTTTACGATGATGTAACTAAGCCATGAGTGATATAAACGTAATAGTTAACGATGAGATAGTAAACATTGACGTAATAGACGAACCGGTTTTAGTCAATGTTGTAAATAGTCCCGGTGTACCCGGTGCGCCCGGTCAAGGTGTACCTGTTGGCGGCACTACGGGGCAGGTGTTGGCAAAGAATAGCAATACCAACTATGATACAGAATGGGTAGATGTTACAGGTGGTGCTTGGGGTACGATTACAGGCACATTGAGCAATCAGACGGATTTACAGAATGCATTAAATGCTAAAGTACCCTACACAGGAGCAACGACAAACGTAAACCTTGGGGAATACGAGATTAAGGCAGGTCAGGTAACGCTTGACACATCACCCACGGGAACGGCTGCGGTTGGTACTACACGTTGGAATGATACAACTGGTTTGACTGAAACCACTTTAAAAGGAGGTAGCGTTATTCTGAAGAATGGCGTTGACTTGGTTGCAAGGGTGGTGAATAAGGTATCACCGAATACGACACTCACGAAAGCAGCATACCAAGCCGTCAGGGTTAGTGGTGCGCAAGGTCAGCGGTTAGCGGTAGCACTTGCTCAAGCTAATAACGATGCTAATAGTGCGGATACGATTGGTTTGGTAATCGAAACAATCGCAACGAATCAGGAAGGATTTATAATGACCGTTGGTCAGTTAGAGAATATAAACACTACGGGTTCGTTACAAGGCGAAACTTGGGTGGATGGTGATGTGCTTTATTTGTCACCAACTACGGCAGGAGCAATTACTAAAGTCAAGCCAACGGGGAATGGGCATATTGTGGTGATTGGATATGTGGAGTACGCTCATGCCAACAATGGTAAGATTTATGTGAAGGTCATGAACGGGTGGGAGTTGGATGAATTGCATGACGTTGCAATAGTAACTCCACTCAATAACGAGGCGTTAATCTACGAATCGGCTACGGCTTTATGGAAGAATAAAAGCATCGCAACGGCTTTAGGTTACACCCCTGCAAATGCAGCGACTACTCTCACGATAAACGGGGTTACTTACGATTTGTCTGCTAATCGCACATGGACTATTTCAACGGGTATTACTGGCAGCGGTGCAGCAGGGCAGGTATCTTATTGGGATGGTACGACATCACAGGCGGGGAGTAATAATTTGTTTTGGGATAATGCGAATGGGAGATTAGGGGTAAAAAATAACACTCCTGTCTATGAAATTGATTTAGGGGGTGCAACAAAAACTACAAATAGTATCGTAAATGTTGCGTCAGACAGTCCACGAAGGGCAGGATTTTCTGTTGATAATGGCTCAGAAATTAGATATTTTGGAGGATACATTGGTTCTACAACTTATAATGAAGCAAGTGGTGAGGTATTAGTAGGAAGTCCAGCAGGTTATAGAGTTGCTTTTGGAGTGGGTTCTACCGTAAAGGCAAGATTATACAATACGGGTAATCTTGTTCTCCAAAACGGAGGCACATTTACCGATGGCGGTCAACGCCTACAAGTGCAAGGCACAACCCTTTTAAACGGCAACGTTACATTCAGTTCAGCTACGGGGATGACTTGGGATGCGACTAATAGTCGGCTTGGGATTGGGACTAATGCGCCTACATACCCATTACACATACGAACAAGTAGCAGGTTTGGATTTGCTTATGAATGTACTGATGATACTGCTAATCAGAATTATTTATTCTTATATAGAAATAGTGCAACACCTGCTGCAAATGATGGTATAGGAACTATTCTTTTAGAAGGTAACAATTCAAGTTTAGTCCGCTCTACTTATGCTTATTTTGGTGGTAGAATTATAACAAGTACGGCAGGGTCGCATAGTGGTGAATTATATTTTGCAACCACTAACGGTGGAACGGAGGCTGATAAACTTGTAATAAAGCCAACTGGCAACGTCTTAATCCAAAACGGAGGCACTTTCACCGATTCGGGCGAACGCCTTCAGGTGACGGGGACTATGAAGGTGACGGGGAGTTCTTCAATAGGTGATAGTTCTGCCGTAGTTACATTCATTACTGGATATAATAACACTATCAGAGAAAATAGAATTAATTTATATCAGACAAATACTAATATAAGAGGCATAAACGCAGGTGGTCAGGGTTGGATACTTTCAAAAGCAACAGGTACATCTGACCTTTATCCTACGGCTTTATTTGCAATAGATTCAACCACACAAGGTTTTCTTCCTCCAAGAATGACAACAACACAAAAGAACGCTATTACTTCCCCTGCTGCGGGTTTGGTGGTATATGATACAACTTTGAATAAACTATGCGTTTACACTACCGCATGGGAAACAATAACATCAGCTTAAAATATAAATATGAAACAAATAACCCCTTTCGCAGTTTGGCACAATGGTGCTAATGTAGACGCCGAGTATTTCGCAATGAAATCAATAGACGATAATCTTGAAGACTCTGCACAGTTCTATTGGCAGCTATTCGCTAAAACGCAGGATTCCGAAGGTAATGACGTGGTAGGTCAGGCATTGAGTCAAGGTAACTTGACAATGGCTAATCCCGATTATACAGAGTGGGGAGAGCAAGGCGGTTCTGACATTAATAATTGGGCATACACATGGGCAGCAGGTTTGCTTAACATTACACTTATTTAATGGCGGTAGGGAATCCGATAACTGAACTAAGCACTACGGGTAATTTTGTACCTGTAACAAGAACGCTAACAATTAACGGAGTAAGCTATGACCTTTCGGCAGATAGAAGCTGGAGCATAGCCAGCCCCGGTGGCGGTTCGGTTACATCGGTAGCAATGACTGTACCGACAGGCTTTAGTGTATCGGGTTCACCTATTACATCAGCAGGTACATTAGCTGTAACCTTTGCAAGTGGTTACGCTTTGCCTACAACAGTAAAGCAATCTAATTGGGATGATGCTTACACCTTTGTATCTAATTTCCCATCCCAAACGGGTAACAACGGCAAGTTTCTTTACACATCAGGCAGCGTTTTAAGTTGGCAGACGGCTTTACAAAACCCGATGACTGCTTTAGGTGATATGCTTTTTGGCGGTGTATCGGGAGCGGTTACAGTCCTGCCCGGTAATCAATTCACTACAAGGGCATACCTTCAGCAAGTTGGAACGGGTAGCGGTTCAGCTGCACCAACATGGGGCGGTATTGTTTCAACTGATATAAGCGGTCAAGCAATCACAAGGGTTAATGACACTAACGTTACCCTTACACTAACTGGCACGCCCGGAAATAGTGTTTTAAACGCTGTCGGGTTAACGATGGGGTGGACAGGTGAACTATCAGCAGGGCGAGGCGGTACAGGTACTTCAGGCGTTAGCGGAATCATGCTTGGTAATTTAACTGCACCTGTTACGGGTATAACGGGCATAGGTGGGCAGATATTACGGGCTAATCCTTCGACGGGTGTTTATGAGTTTTGGACTCCTAACTATTTAGAATCGCCTTTTACGCAACTTGGACAAATTATTTACAGCGGTGCAGGCGGTCAGCCTTTAGCATTAAATGCTAACAGCACGGGTAATAATATGTACCTGCGTTCTGTTTCATCAGGTACTCCTGCGTGGGCATCTATACAAGGCGGTGACATAATAGGTGCAGGGTTAACAAGTACCAATGATACAAACGTTCAAATAACATTAGGGGGTACTCCAAATAATTCCCTTTTGCGTTCAGTTAGTCTTACAATGGGTTGGACAGGACAGCTTGCTGTACCGAGAGGTGGAACGGGTGTAAGCACTATAACAGGCGTAGTTATCGGTAACGGAACGGGAGTAATGACGGGGGTAGCAGGTACAGCTTCACAGCTACTGCGTAGGGATGCAACGAATAGTTTTTATGAGTTTTTCACTCATAATTTTTTGAGCAATCCAATGACCTCTCTCGGTGATATAATCTACGGAAACGCTTCGGGCGCACCAATACGACTTGCAGCAAATAGCACAGCATCAAATTTATTTTTGCGTAGTGTATCAAGTGGCGCACCATCTTGGTCTGTTATTGGTGGAACAGATGTAACAGGAGCAGCAATTACAACTGCTAACGATACAAACATTCAGATAACTGCTTCAGGAAATACAACGAATGCTTTATTAAGAACGCTAACATTAACGGCAGGTTGGACAGGCGCATTATCTCCGGGTAGGGGCGGTACAGGTGCTTCAACGCTTACAGGTGTTGTAATTGGTAATGGCATTGGTACAATGGTAGGGGTAGCAGGGACTGCTGACCAATTATTACGGAGAAATTCTGCAAATAGTGCGTATGAATTTTTTACGCCTACATATTTAAGCAACCCCATGACAACATTGGGGGACATTATTTATGGCAATGCAGCAGGTGCGCCATTAAGGTTAGGGGCGAATGCAACCAGTACAAATAAATTCTTGCGCAGCGTTTCAGGTGGTACACCTTCATGGGAAGAAATAACAGGCTTTTTAACGGGTAGTGGTACAACTAATTTTGTGCCACAATGGACAGGGTCTTCTACGCTTGGGGTTTCTGCTTTATCCTTCGTAAGCGGTGAAGCTAACTTTGGAAGTAACAAATTAGTGGCAGGTAATACATCTGCTCCTAATGGTTCGATAATGTTGCAGGATAATTACTCAACGGGGCATCTTGGAAATATAGGTACTATGTTTTCAGGTGGTAATCTTATGCTCGGTTATTGTGTTACGCCTTCAACATCTTCCGCAACTGCATTTCTTTCATCTACGGGGTTAACTGACTTTCCGAGGTCTTCTGTTGTTCTTGGTGAGAATGTAAGCATATACACAGGCGCAGCACAGACTGTAACAGTAGGCTCATCGGTTACAATGAGTGAAAGGTTAAGGCTACTTAATAGCGGTCAACTAAGGCTTTTAAATTATACTTCAACGGCATCCTTTAGCGGTCTTACTGTTGGCTATCTCGGCTTTACATCTACGGGAGCGATAACAACAAATGTAATACCCGGTGGCGTATCAGGAACGCAGGATTATCTTGCTAAATTTGACAGCACAGGTTTAGCGGTTACTAATTCACGCTTTATAGATAACGGCACAAACTTCCTGCTTAATGGTGCAAGTGCTTATGTTACCGGGTTTAATTTGATTGGTGATATTGCAATACAATCGGCTTCAGGGCAAGCATCATCTATACTACAACGCAGCAACCAAACGCCAACAAGCGGAACGTCTTTCGGTATATTGGATGCTTACGCAATAACCACAGGTTCAACGTATCAAATAGGTGGTGGCATAGAATTTAGAGCATCGCAGAACTGGAACTCAACAAGCGCAGGAACTAACATCTTTGTTCAGACTGCACCTGATAACACGATTGCTCCTGCTGATATGTTCGTTTTCTTGAATAACGGAGCGGTAAGGTTTATCGGTAGGACATCCAACCCATTAAGCCCAGCAGCAGGAACGATGTATTATAATAGTTCTGCAAACAATATGCGTTATTACAACGGCACTACTTGGATAACATTTTAATATTTAATTTTGCAATAAATAAAAAACCATGACATACAGGGAACTTATCCAAACGATGAACATTATTTCGCAGAACATCGGACAGCAAGAAACTAAAACACAAAAGAAGCTGTTTAAGATTTATGAGCGACTGAAGAAATACCATGAGGAATATCAGGAGCAGTTTCAAGAAATCAGACTTGATGCCGCTTTAGTAGATGACAAAGGGGCTTTGGTGTTAGATGAAAAAGGGGAATATAAATTTACAAAAGACGGGGTAAGACAAGTGGAGAAAGCTGTAAAGGAATTACTTTCAAAAGAATTTGCGTATACTAAAATTGAAGTACTTAACGCCAACGGATTAGAGAACCACACTTACTTAAAAGAATGGCTTATTGGTGTTGAATTTATCGGTGAAGAAGATGCCGAAATTTTGTAATAAATCTATTTATGAATAAGATGGCAGACATACCAACACATAGCATAGATTCCAAAAGTATTTGGCTTTGCATTGGAACTATATTTTTAAAATTTATAGCTGATATAAATACTTCTGACTTTGCTAATATCATTGCTGTGATTGCTGGATTAAGTACAATAACTTATAACGTTGTTGCCTTCTATAAGAAATTCATTAAAAAATAGATATATGCAAAAGCTACTCGGTTCTAACTGGAAAACTTCTTTAATCGGTTTATTGGGTTCTATTGCTTTGTTGGCGGTGGAATACATTAATCCCGGTGATATGCAGCTAAAAACATTTGTTGAGGCTGCTGTGCTGTTTTTAGGCGGTCGCATGGCTTCTGATAGCAAAGCACAATAAGTAATGAAAGGGGGCTAAATACCCCCTTAAAATTTGTTCTATGCGCTATGTATTAATCCTACTGATATTTGTTAGCTGCAACCCTGTTAAGCTGGTTTTAAAAGACCCTGTGAAGTTTGAGGTTGTGGCAGATGAGATGATTAAACGAGGGTATTGTTTGAATGATACTGTTTATCAGCATAGTTCAGATACGCTTGAAGTACACGACACGACAACAATGGTACTGGTAGATACGACAGTAATAAACGATACCACTTATCTGTGGGAAACAAAATTTCAGACGATAACCAAAGTAAGGACTATCCGGGATAGTATTAAAGCGGTGGTAATAGATTCAGCGCAGGTGCAAGTATTACGGAAACAATTAGCAGCGGCTAATGTTTTAAAGGAGGCAGCGGTTAAGGATATGAAAGGGCTTCGTAAAATATTACAGATTGGTGCGGCTGCTGCTGCTGTATTTTTCTTATTACTTTTTAAATTGAAATAGTGAATAATAAGGTATTTATCATTTTATCTTTTTTAGGCTCGTTTCTTATTATAGGGCTTGCCTTATATATTTTTATCATGCTCATGGAGCGTGAAATGCCTGAGTCAAATCGTGAATTGTTGATAGCATTTGTTTCTGTTTTGTTCGGGGCTATGGCAGCATCAATGAAAAATATCACAGGTGGAAGAGATGACAACTAATGAAAAACTTGGGTGGTTTGATTATCTGCTTATTGGTGTGGTGTTTCTTATAGTTGCTGCATCTTTGTTTTTTCTTTTCGGCTTTTATGAATCAGGTGTTCAAGAAGTTAAGACGGATAGCCTGCTGATTAAAAAAGTAGAAACGCACGAAATCAGACTGGACAGGATAGATACATTACATTTAAAATACATAAAAGAAAAATAAGATATGCAACTATCAGAACATCTTTCAGTAGGTGAGTACATCAAAAGCGATACAGCAAAAAGAAAAGGAATAACTAATGCCATGACGGCTGCCCATACTGAAAATGCAAAAGTATTAGCCGCAAAGATATTTGAGCCGATACGAGTCCACTTTGGTAAGCCTATCTTTTTATCTTCAGGTTACAGGAGCGAGGCTTTAAATTCTGCTATTGGTGGCAGTTCTACATCGCAGCATTGTTCGGCTGAAGCGATGGACTTAGACCAAGATGACAGAGGAACAGGCGTTAGCAATAGAATGGTTTTTGATTACATAAAAGGCAATCTGAACTTTGACCAGCTTATTTGGGAGTTCGGAGATGATGCCAACCCGGACTGGGTTCATGTCAGCTATAAGGTTAATGGCAATCAAAGAAAGCAAATATTAAAAGCAGTAAAGTCAGGTAATACTACAAGATATGTGCCTTTTTAGATTATATTAGCCCTACATTATTGTGTTTGTTTAATTGTGTTTATCCCGGTGGTGTTTACCTTCGGGATTTTTTTTAAAAAAAATATATCAAAATATTTGTTGGTTTGATTTATTTGTGTATCTTTGATATATCAAACACAGAAACATGAACACACAAAATTTTAGATTAAAAAGTAAAAAAGACATTATCCCAGCTATTAAAGAAGGTCAATCTTGGACACAATGGTTTGAAGAAAATAATGGTAATAGGGAGTGCGTATATGGTTGTATTGGTTATAGCGGTACTAAAGTACATAGGTTTGTAGCTTCATACATTAACATAAATGGCGAAAATATTGTAGTTTCTTTATCAAGCCATTGCGGTTCTCAATCTTATGGAAGTGGTTTGGGAGTAAGTTTTAACTACTCAGAAGAACAAGTTACTTGCCAAAAATGCAAACCTAAAAAATAATAAACCAACGGGGAGAGGCATCCTACACCTCATTAACTTTTAAACACAAAAAATATGTACACAGCACAGCTTATATTTCTTTATCAACGCTACCACTTCAGTAAGGACATGGGCGATGTAGCAAGGGCAAACTATTGGATGGCAAGAATCAATGAATACAAAAAAGAAAACAACATACAATGAAACACAAACACACACCTGAAGAAATCGCAAGCGCAAAGAAAAATGCAAAACTTACCCTGCTGATATTGGCATTGGTTATAATAGCCTGCACGGCTGATAATTGGTTTAACTTTTAACATAAAACATGAAGGAAACATTAATTAAGTTACGGAAAGAAAAAGGGCTTACACAGGCGCAAGTTAGCTTTATTAGCGGCTTATCCCTGCCAACTGTGAACAGGGCAGAGAATCGGAATGTAAAGCTGAAAACATACGAAATCCTGTTCACGGCTATAAATAAATATAAAGGTTGATTGATTAGTGGACAATCCGCCCGGTATGTCTATGCTGGGCTTTTATTAAACACATTAAAAAAAAACACAATATGAACATGAACGACATTTTAAGCAAGGCACTTGAAAAGATGCCTGACTTCTTCAGCAGCAATCAATTTGCGGATGCTGCTATTAGGCTTAACTATCCAAAAATTGCAATAACCAAAGGGATGCTGGGCAGCTACTTACACAAGCACGCTACGCAATCAAATACCAGCAAAAGAATGTGGCATAAGCGGGTTAACTATCCGCATCAGTTTAACGATATTGATGCAGCTATAGCATTGCTTAAATCACATGGATACAGAATATTAAAGCCTGTTAACGATTGGCAAGAAATCTAAACACAATTAAAACACAATAAAATGAAAATTATTACTCAAGTAACAACACAAGTAAGCATTCCAAAACATTGGCTTTCAGGCGATTGGGATGAAGATATTATACTGAAAGTTAAGTCAGATGTTTGGAATTTTGAAGGTAAGCATACGCCAGTTATTAGAGAAATAACCTGCACGGGTTATCAGATGTGGATAGTTAATTCTTTGAATTATTTTGATGTGGTTTATATGTTAGACAAACATATTTTAGATGTGTATGCTAACATGAAGCTAAACGAAGCAGATGATAACTTGATGGATTATGCGGAATGATGACCGGGTAATGATGGAACTGGTAGTAAGGGGTGAAGTGGTTATGGAGGGCAGCTGTAAAATGATAATACGCAACATTAAAGACCTGCATAAAAAATGGTATTATGCTTATGGGCTGGCTTCCAAACATGACTGGGAAATATATATAAGGATGCCAAGCAAAATGGATGAAGATAAAAAAACTATCTTTTTTCCGAAGAAAAATGTTATATTTGAAATTCAAAACACAAAACAAAATGAAAGTACAAACACAACAGACGGACAACTTAGTGAGCCAGCTGATTATTAACGGGGACTTGGGCAGACTTTCCCCTGCCGAAAAAGTAACGTATTACAATGGTTACTGCCAAAGATTAGGTCTTGACCCGTTCAGAAAGCCTTTTGACCTGCTACGCTTAAATGGTAGGGAGATTCTTTATTGTACCCGGTCAGGGGCGCAGCAACTTAACAAGCTGCACAATGTTAGCCATGCAATAACAAGCAGGGAAACTAATGCAGATGCAGGCGTTTACCTTGTAACCAGCAGGGCTTGCTTGCCTGATGGAAGATGTACGGAAAGTATCGGGGCTGTAAATATTCAAGGGCTGAAGGGTGAGGCTTATGCAAATGCAATCATGAAAGCTGAAACGAAAGCAAAACGCAGGGCAACACTTGACCTGTTAGGTTTAGGAGTTTTAGATGAATCAGAGATGGATACGCTGCCAGTAGTAGGCGGCTTTGAGGTACAGGCTGAAGTTATGAGCGAAGCTGATTTATCTTCCCGTACAACTTACAAAACTGAAGGCGAGGTAGTAGGTGCTTTGGATTTGGTTGAAACAATGGCACACCTTAAAAGTCTTTATAAGATGAATAGTGTAATAGTTGATGCTAATCCTGAAATAAAGGAAATGTTTTCTGCACTCAAAAAAGAGTTAACCAATGGAAAATAACGCACTAATAACCCTGCAACAAAACCCGTCTAAAGAAAACATAAATAAGCTGGTGGAATCTTTCCGCCAGCAGATTGACGAGGGCAATATGAACCCTTTATCGGTTGCAGTAAGTATGGCAGCTTTGGAAACGCTTGTGAAGGAATTACGGGCAGTTATTTCGGGCTATGTAATGGATGAGGTAGCTAAGTATCCTAAAAGCAAAGCAGACCATTTAGGGGCATCTGTTAGCCTTGTGGATACAATCAGGCACGACTTCAGCCACATTGAGGCTTGGAGCGATTTAGAAGCGGTAATAGTTGCTGCACGGGAATCGCAGAAAAGAATAGAAGAAGAAGAAAAGAAATGGAGGCGTGGCGAATTACCAGTTAAAAGTTCATCCAGCACGTTTAAAGTCCAATTACCTAAATAAAAAAACACAAAACAACACAATGAAAAATAAAAAATTATCTAAACCTGAAGTAAAAGCTATTGCGTACATCTGCGATGTTTATCTAAAATGTATATCTAATGAAAAATTTTCTTTGGATAAAATAGCAAGAACACACCATATAGATGCTAACTGGACTACTCAATTAAATGGCAAATATGTAAAAAGCAAAGGACATAAATCTATGCTATGGGAATGGGTAGGGGATGCATTAACTTTTGAATTGATAGAAAAAATAATGCAGGATAAATCAGAAGCAAAGGCAGAATACATGAAAAACTATTTTGAAAAAATTAAAGAAGTAAATAAACCCAGCGAAGTATCCGATGACGAGTTTAATATGTTTAAACAACTTGCTAAAAAACTATTCGGTATCTGATGAACGCACATTTAGAAAACGCAATTTCTTACCTGCTTTATGATTTGTCGCTACCATTAGAAGAAAGACCAGCAAAGGCGGTGTTCTTTAGGACTGGGGCTGATGTTGCTTTATTTCTTGGCATAAACGCTACCCGGCTTCCGTATATTAGGATACCCGGAAAAAAAGTAAGGGGTAAGGATGGGAAAATATATGCGGTAAGAATTGCATCTGATAAGAAAAAATAGTTTATTTTTGTCCTGTAATTGCTGATGCGGGTTAGCGATAATTACAAAACATTTCAAAGCCTGAAGGGGCGATACTGTCAATGCAAGAGCGTTGAATCCCGCCAGTATCAATCCTTCAGGTTTTTTTATTTATGAAAAAGGATGCTTTTTATTTTCCACACTTTTCTAACGCCAGCAAGGACAACAAAATAAGAAGGCTGGAAAAGGAATTAGGGCTTGAAGGTTATGCTATTTATTTCAAGTTGTTAGAGGTATTGCGTGAATCTACCGGGTACAAATATCCAATGGATGACATTGATTTGTTAGCTGATGACTTTGGGACAAGCGAGCCAAAAGTAAGGGTAGTAATATGCAATTACGGCTTATTTAATGTGGATGAGGAAAACAATTTCTTTAGCATTAAGCAGATTTATTACCTGCAACCTTACATTGAAAAGACACAAAGGGCAAGGGTTGCAGCACAAAAAAGGTGGGACAGGGTTGAAGGTGATGCAAATGCAATGCAAATGCATAGCAAATGCAATGCTGATGCAATGCAAATAAAGGAAAGTAAAGGAAAGGAAAGTAAAGTAAAAGAAAGTAAAATAAAGGAAACAAAAGAAGAAAGTCCTTTGGTTTTTATTTCTAATGATTGGCAAGTACTTTGGGAAGGATGGGTTGAGCATAAGCGCAACCAATTTAGGGATAAGTACAAAACAAAACAATCCGAGCAGATAGCCATTAACCAGCTTGTAGAATTAGCAGGGGGCGAATTAGAAACGGCACAGGAAATTGTAAAGGCTTCAGTAAGCAACCTTTGGAAAGGATTATTCAAATTAAAAACAAATACCAATGCTACAACTAAATCAGGCAATAAGCCAAGCAATTACGACCTCTACGAACAAAGAAGACAAGAACTCCACAAATGGGCTGCAGAAATTGACAAGCAGCGAGGATTTGGACAATGAGAAGTTTCAGATAGCAAGAACATCGCTTTTATTTAGTCAGGTCAGTTTAGGCATGGCAGTTGAAATACTAATGGAAGGAATGTATAAACTTGGGCTTAAAGGCGATAAATTGCCCGGTGAAAAAGAAATGGGTCTTCTTTACAAGTCCATAATTGAGGAATACAAAAACATAAAGATTGGTGAAGTGGCTTTAGCTTTTGATTTGGCGAGTAAAGGAAAGTTAGACATGGATGCAGAAACCTATCAGAACTTTTCAATGCTTTACCTTCATCGTATTCTGCGAGCATTTGCCCGGTATGGGATAGTAAAGCTGAACGAGATAAAACCTGTACAAGAGCAGAAATGGAATCCTGAAGTAGTAACGGACAGGGAAAAGCTGGAAATAGCTTGGGATTGTTACAAGAAGTTCAGGAAATGGGACAGCATCGTTTTCGGGCTTGATGTCTTCAAAATCCTGCACAAAGAAGGAAAGATAATAGTAACACCAGCAGCTACGCTTCAAAAGGTTAAAAGTGCCATGAACGACCAAATGATTACAGGTAGCAGCAGGAGGAAGGCTGAAATTGCCAGCCTGCTTAATGATGATGATTACATGGAAAACCAATGTAAGCGCATGGCGGTTGCAGATTATTTTATTACTTTTTTAAAAAAATCTCAAAAATAATTTGGTAAATAAAATAATACCCTTATCTTTGATATATCAAACTAAAACACAACACAATGGCTAACATCAAAAAATTAAACATTTACGATTGGTACGGTAAAAAATTCACATCAAGAGCGGAATTATTTGAAGCTGGTATCAATAATGTATTAAAAATGGAAAAGGATATTAAAGATTTTGGAACTTATTATTCCTTTTACAATCTTGGTAAGTTGGTAGCAAAATTTTATCAAGACCATACATTTGGGTTTTGTACACAACCTTATGGGGTTGAATTAAATAATACCTATGGTATTGAATCAAATAATATTTAATGAAAAACAAGGGGCGCAGCATCCGAACAACTGCAATAAAAATAAACACAATGAACACAGAATTAACAGACTACGAAAGGGCATATCTTAGAATGCTGCTAAACAACAAGATTAAGGATTTACAGCTTATGTTGGAAAATAGGCACTTGCTTGAATTACAGGAGTATATAACCAATGATATAAGCGAACTGATTGTTATGAAAGAAAAGCTGACATTAATTTATTCAAACTAAACACAATGAGCGCACAAGAAAAAGCAGAGCAGATTTATTCCTATATGAATTTTAATTTTGTCGCAGCAGAATCGGCTATCTGCCTGCTTCATCAGGAATCAGAATACAAAATCTTTTGGGAACAAGTTTGGGAGGCATTGCTTGATACACATGGGGAAAGGTGGCAGCAGATAGAGTTTGAACATCAAAGGGAAGATTACATTAAAGCCTGTCAACTATGAAAACCTGCAAAACCTGTAAGCAACAGAAAGAATTAACCGAGTACAATAAAAACCAGCTGCAAAAAGACGGGCATGATTACATTTGCAAAGATTGCAGAAACGAGAAAAAAAGAAGTTACAACTTAGTAGGTGGTAAAAAGGTATGTAGTAAATGCCGGAAGACTAAAGAACTAACCGAATACTGCAAAAAAGCATATAGCAAAACTGGATACAATAGCCAATGTAAAGAATGCGCTAAATTATATCAGAAATCCAAACGTCCTGAAAAGCCTGTGGTAATACACCCTGAAGGAGAAAAAGAATGCACGGGCTGTAAGAAGTCTTTACCTTACCCGGCTTTTAATCGCAATAAAGCCAGCAAAGATATGTATATGAGCAAATGTAAAAAATGTGAAAGCGACATGGCAAAGGCGAGGAAAGCAAAAGAAGATATCAATTACGCAGAGTTTTATTACCCTGTTGCACTTGATTAGTACCATATTGTTGACGTCAACGAAATGGTCAACTATTCGGAAATTCCGAACAATTAAAAAACAAATAACATGGAACAGACAGCAGTAGACTTTTTGGTTAAAAAATTTCACGATTATGGTACATTGTATTATTCAGACATCAGCGAAGCCAAAGAGATAGAACGTGAACAAATGCTTGACATCTGGGAGCAAGGTATGAATGCGATGAATGGGCATAACATTCGGTTTGATGATTACGTAAAAGATAATTATGGGCTTTAAAACAAATATTATGAAAAAAGTAAAAACGCAGCAAGAACAAATTCAGAAACACCTTGAATCAGGAAAAAAGTTAACAGCGGCACAGGCTTATGAAAAGTTCGGATGCCTTCGGTTAGCATCCCGGATATTCAACCTAAAGAAAGCAGGGCTGCCAATCATTACCGAGATGGTTACAAAAAACGGAAGTACCTTTGCATCGTATCAACTTGTAAAAAAATAGCCATGTATAATTACAAAGCAGTTGTTAACCGGGTCGTGGATGGTGATACAGTCAACCTGCAAATAGATTTGGGGTTTAGGTTATCATACACAGCAAATTGTAGGATGGCTGGTATAAACGCACCTGAAATGTCAGAAGATGCAGGTAGGCAGTCAAAGGTTGCATTAATGGAACATTTACAAGTAGGTCAGGTAGTAGACATAGTAAGCACAGGTTTAGACAAATACGGAAGACCTTTGGTGATTGTAAAAGCAAACGGAACTGACATAAACATTAAAATGATAACACAGGGCTTTGCAGTCAAAATGTAATCAATGGCAGACCTTACAGCTTCACAGATAACAAAACACGCTTTGGAAGTACTGAACGCATGGGGTTACTATGTTTGGCGTAACAATAATTTATCTGTTCCCGGTCGCAAGTTTATTGGGGAAAAAGGCGTGAGCGACATAATAGGATACCATAAGCAAACGGGCAAGGCTGTGTATTGTGAAGTTAAAACAATTAACGACAAGTTCAGCGAATCGCAAATGCTATTTATGAGTAAGGCGAAGCAGGCAGGGTGCATTTGTTTAGTGGCACATCAAGTTAACAAGCAAATAAAGCTGGACTATTGGACAGACGAGATGAAATAATCACAAGGCTTTACAATGATGCAGACATATCTGATGCAATAGGGAAAATGCGACCATTAGAGTTACAGGATGACCTGCGGAGTGAAATGTTTATGGTTCTTTGCCAAATGGATGCAGCCCGGCTTATAGACCTACACGAAAGAAAGATATTAAAGTTTTATTTGGTTGGTACCATGTTAAACATGATAAAATCAGACCGAAGCACCTTTTTTAAAGTTTACAGGCGATATTTAGATGAACTACCTGAAGGCTTTACGGAAATGCAGGATAAGCAAGAAAGTAATGAAGAAGCGTTTGCACGGGTTGAACAGGCAATGGATGGACTGCATTGGTACGAAAAAAGTGTTATGGAACAATTTGCTGAACTGAAAAATATCAGCGAATTAAGCAGGCGTACCAAAATACCATACAGGAGTTTAAGCAAGACAATTAGCGATGCCCGAAAGAAAATAAAGACAGAGATTAAAAGCAATATAAAAGAATAATGTTAAATTTGTTAAAACCTACGCAATGCAAGAATTAATCCACCAGCTTCAGATATTATTTGCGGCTATTTTAGCAGCTGTTTACTTTATAGAGATGGCAAGGATGCACAAGGCTCTACGGCTCGATTTTAAGCCTTTTAATTGCTTGATGTGTTTATCTACGTGGTTAGCTTTAGGCTTCCAATTTGTGCCTTCCTTTGCGCTTACATTCATAATTGTTTCCTGCCTTGCTGGAGCATTAGTTAACCCAATCAAAAACTTTATTCAAAATATTAATTTAAAGCAATGACACAAAAAGAAATAGACTTCTGTCAGGAACACATAATAAACTTTGAATCTGTAAAGTTGGGATTCACTCGTAACATTCCGCATGGGGTATTGGCTGAATACGAAAAGCTGTACCAAACTTACCTTGACCCACACTTTGCGTTAACATACTATTGTTCTTCCTGCGTTTTTGATATGCTTATCAGATTAGGTAACCACTTCGATAATCAGAAAGCAAAGGCTTTTGTCTTCCCGGATGACTTGGACACAATACAACCCGACCCGAATGCGCAGCCTGTTGAATTAAAGAAAAGAGGAAGAAAGCCAAAGCAATGACAATAACACCTGCCGAGTTTTTAAAGTTAGAGTTAGAGATGGGCATTAGTGCTGATAACCCAGCCTTTAGGGAATTAGCACGCAAGACGGCTGAATGTATTACCGAACCATATACTAACGTTTTCGATTTTGGTGCAGGTACCGGGCTTTACAGCAATGCCTTCCATGAATTAGGAAAGCCAGTTTTTGCATTCGAAATATGGGAAGAACACAGGCGGTATATGTTCGAAAAGTTTCCGCACCTTGTTCAAACACAAACAATATTTACAACAGACCTGTTGTTAATGATTGAGGTTGCAGAACACATGACGGAAGCAGAATTGCGATACTTCTTTAGCCGGGTAACACCGAGGCTGATATTATTCAGCAGTACGCCTTACAGCAACCCTGAATTTGATGCAATGTGGGGGCATATACATATTTTGCCTCCTGAAGAATGGGTATTCTTCTTCAAGGGTTTAGGGTATCAAGTTAAGCGGATGCCCGGACTTCCTACACCATGGGCTATGTTATTAGAAAGAACACAAAACACAAACAAATATGAAAGGTAGCGTAATGTCAGCCATCCATCATTTACGGGCAGCTATTGAATACATGGATGATTTTGTAAGGGAATCAAACAGAAAGCATGGCGGCTCACGTGGAGCAGCAAAGTTCGGTGAGTACAGTAAAAAGATGAAGTGGATATTAACGGACATGAGAACCTACCCACATTTTTGTGATGAAGTACGGGATGGGTTTAGAAAGGAAATGCAAAGCGATGTCTTTGCTTATGTTTCAATAGCTGAAAAATGCAGCCTGTTAGAACCACAGCAAAGGGAAATGTTAGACGATGTATTGGATAGAATTTTGGCAGGGGAAACAATAGAAGTACAATTAAAAGCTGAACCATGCGAATAATGGCGGTAGGGGATAGGTTCAGCGGTGTAAGTTACCACAGGCTATTTTTGCCGATAGCTTTCCTGAAGCGTGAAAAGGCTTTCTTTTCAGATACGCTTTACGAAAAAGAACTGGAGCAGGGGTATGATGTTGTCCTTATTAATCGCTGCATATTCGAAGAAAACAAGGTAAAGCCTGTGCATGAAGTAATGGAAACAAAGGCGAAGTACGGGTTTAAGCTGGTGGTTGATATAGATGATTATTGGCACCTTGACCAATGGCATATCTTAAAAAACGGATATCCTACGCAGCAGATTATGGACTATATCATGGCAGCAGATATGGTAACGACTACCAACGAAAAGCTACGGGATAGGATTTTAACCCTTAACAAGAACGTTTATGTAGTGCCGAACGCTTTGCCTTTCGGGCAAGACCAGTTTATTGCAGATGTAATGCCAACCGAAGGAATAGAAGGGAGGTGTCGCTTTGTTTATGCTGGAGGCGTTACACATCAGCGTGACCTTGACATACTGCATAACCCGATGAAAAGGGTAGCAACGGATACAGAACTTAACAAGCTAACCCATTTTACTATCTGTGGCTATGACGGAAGCAATGCGAGAAGCAAAGATATTTGGGATAGGATGGTACACAATTACACAGCAGGTCTAAAAGTTAGCTGCCATGTAAAATCTGCACTACCAGTTGCACAATACATGAATTTTTATGCCGAAGCCGATGCAGCATTAGTGCCATTATTAGGTTCTGATTTTAACAGCATGAAGTCCAACCTAAAAGTATTAGAAGCAGCTTGTAAAAAGATTCCGGTAATTGCTTCGGATGTTTCACCCTATGCCGAATGTCCGCACGTTTTAAAAGTATCAAAGCAAGGTGATTGGTATAAACATATTAAAACATTAGCCAAATCTGAATCACTAAGAAAAACAATCGGAACAGCTAATTATGAATGGGCAACAGAGAACCATAATCTGCACAAGTGGAACGAGGTTAGGGCGGAATTATTTAACAGCTTAATAAATTAAGTATGCCAGTAGTTAAATGTAGCAACGGAAAATGGAGAATAGGTAACGGCTTATGCGTTTACGATACCAAAGAAAAAGCGACAGAAGTTTGGCAAGCTATATTAGCAACGGGTAAATACAAAACAGATGAACACACAGAAAGTAAAAATCAGCGAGGTAAAAGCGAATCCGAACAACCCAAGACTGATAAAAGATGACAAGTTTAAAAAGCTGGTAAAGTCCATTCAGGAGTTTCCGGAGATGTTAAGCCTTCGCCCAATAGTAGTCAATGCGGATATGGTAGTCTTGGGTGGTAACATGAGGCTGAAGGCTTGTAAAGAAGCAGGACTGAAAGAGGTGGATATAATCAAAGCCGATGACCTAACCGAAGAACAACAGAAGCAGTTTATCATAAAGGATAACGTCGGCTTTGGTGAATGGGATTGGGAAGACCTTGCAAATAATTGGGATGCAGAACAGCTAACTGATTGGGGGTTGGATATACCCGACTTTAAAACAGAAGTGCTTGAAGCAGAGGAAGATGACTACGAAATACCTGAAGAACTAAAAACGGATATTGTACTTGGTGATTTATTTGAGATAGGTGAGCATCGTTTGCTTTGTGGGGATTCAACAGATAGCGACCAAGTTGCAAAGCTAATGAACGGACAGAAGGCAGATATGGTGTTTACTGACCCCCCTTATGGAGTAAGTTATGAAGGGGGACACAATAAAAAGAAAAGAAAAGGTATTGAAAATGATACTCTTGAAGGGCAAGATTTAACAGACTTGTTTTATGAATCCTTAATGAATGCAGATTTGTTTTCACACGAACATTCAGCATTTTATATTTGGTATAGCACAAATAAATCTGTTGAAACATTTAATTCATTTGCCAATTTGAATCTGCAAGTAAGGGCAGTCTTATGCTGGTATAAGGTGAAAAGTGGGTTAGGTGCATTTATGGCACAATACATACCAAACTTTGAACCTTTTATTTATGCATTTAAGAAAGGCAAAAGTCCGCAATGGTTTGGGGCAAGTGATGAGAAAAGTGTATGGGAACTGAAAAAGGATAGCAATAATGACTACCACCCAACACAAAAACCAGTTGAACTACCTGAAAGAGCGATGAAGAATAGTAGCAAAGTAAATGATATTATTCTTGATGTATTCGGTGGAAGCGGTAGCACAATGGTTGCAGCGGAGCAACTGAAAAGGAAAGCAAGACTTATGGAACTTGACCCAAAATATTGTCAGGTAATAGTTGACAGGATGATGAAACTTGACCCGAGTTTGGAGGTCAAAAGGAACGGGGTAAAATATATCAAAACATCGGAATAACATCGGAATGGCAAAGCAGATAAAACAAGAACACGGGGGGAGTTTAACAAGACCCGAGAAGGGAGAAACGATGAATCCAAACGGAAGACCGAGGAAGTACGTTAGCCTTCTGAAAGATGCAGGGTATAAATTATCCGAGATAAATGATACTATTCAGACGATGATGGCAATGGATATACAGGAACTCAAAGGCGTTTATGAAAATCCACAGGCTACCATATTGGAAAAGACCATAGCAAGTGCGATGCGGAAAAGTTTAGAGAAAGGTAGCCTGTACTCATTGGAAACGCTTTTAACGAGGGTTTACGGGAAACCAAAGGAAACGGCAGAAGTAACCAATGATGGGAAGATAGAAGTGGTCTTTGTAAATGGCAAGACTATATTATGAGGATAGAACTGCCTGAACCACATATTAACCAGCTTCCTATCCTGCAATCACCTGCAAGGTTTAGGGTGGTTATGTGCGGCAGAAGGTTCGGTAAATCAGAACTATCACAAATCGAAATCATAACCGAATCGCTCAAAGGGCATCAGGTCGCATACATTACGCCAACGTATAACCTTGCAAAGACTTTTTTCGATAAACTTGCAAAGGCTGTACCTTTCCCGGCAAACAGGTCAGAATTAACCATCAGCCTACCCACAAAGGGAAGCATTCAATTTTTTACAGGTGAGCGACTTGATAACCTACGGGGTAGAAAATTCCATTTAGTTGTAGTAGATGAGGCTTCTTTTATACCGAATCTTGAAGACGGCTGGCTAAATTCGATAAGACCAACCCTAACCGATTATATCGGTCGGGCTTTATTCTTGTCAACGCCAAAAGGGAAAAACTATTTTTATAGCCTATTCATGAAAGGAGGTGAGCAAGACTGGGAGGCTTTCAGGTTTACTACTTACGATAACCCACACATAAACAAAACCGAGATAGACGATGCAAGGACACAGCTTCCCGAAGCGGTATTTGAACAAGAATACATGGCTAACCCGATGGAAAATGCGGCTAATCCTTTCGGTAGTGCTTTTATTCAGCAATGCACCTACCCGATTAGTACGGCATCCCCGGCAGTATACGGAATAGACCTTGCCAAATCTACGGACTGGACAGTTATTATAGGCATGGATAGAATGGGTGCAGTCTGTTACTTTGACCGATTCCAAAACGATTGGCGCACCACAAAGCAGAAGATTAAGCTACTGCCGAAAGCACCCATCTTGATAGATTCGACAGGTGTAGGTGACCCGATAACTGAAGAATTGCAGCACGATGGTATGGAGGTAACAGGGTTTAAGTTCAGCCAAACGAGCAAGCAACAACTAATGGAAGGACTGCAAGCTGCTATTCATCAGCGGAAAATAACCTTCCCTTCCGGGATTATAACGCAGGAGTTAGAAATATTTGAATACCAATACTACAGCGGAGGCGTTAGGTATTCTGCACCTTCAGGCTTTCATGATGACTGCGTAATGGCTTTGGCTTTAGCAAATCAGCACGTTAATCAATATAGAAACAAAGGAAAATATTCATTTGCATGAAATGGAGTGATGTAACAGTAGGACAATATCAGCAGCTTGCCGAAATAGGTAAAATGGGGTTAAGCGATTTAGAAGCAACACAGGAAACGATTGCCATACTTTTTAAGCTAACAATTAATCAGGTGCGGCAACTAAAGCCAACAAAATTGGCAGCCTATGTGGAGCAGATAGGTTTTCTTAAAACGGAAATAATCCCAAGGCGCAGAACAATTCTTTATTGCAAGGGTTATTTCGCTGGGGTAGACTATACCTTTACCGATTTCCAAACCAGCAAGTACATTGAATCAAAATACTTCATGCAGGACTTTGTAGGCAATATGCATAACCTGTTGGCGGTATATACCCATGAGTTGAAATATGGGTTGATAAAAAAGAAAGCTAAAGTATCCGATTTTGAAAAGGATGCCGAAAGGTTAAAAGCTGCAAATATTGAAGAAGCAATGGGAGTGCTGGTTTTTTTTTATCCAACATTCGACAACTTGATGAAAATTATTCGACCTTATTCGGAATTGAGCAAGAAGACGGAGAAAGTGAGTCAACTGATAGAGAAGGCACTCACCCTTTCCTTGAACAATACGGATGGATATATCAGGCACACCTTGTAAGCGAATTTGAACGGGTTTCTTTGGATGATGTATACAAGATGAGTGCTATACACTTCTTAAACGATTTGGCTTACCTAAAGGCTAAAAATGCCCATGATGACTATTTAAATAAAAAAGCCCGTGGCGCAAAAATCTCTTAGGCAATTACAGCAGGAAGCACTTAACGAGGGCTTTCTTGATGACCTCGGCAATGACAAAACTAACTACGCAGATAAAAGAAAAGCACCTGTAACGGAGCAGCTACTTATTGAGGTAGTAGGTAACTTTCTCCTTCAGGTGCAGGAGAATCTAAACAAGGCAAATAAAGTAGATACAGGCACGCTTTCAGAATCTGTTAGCGCAGGCGACTTGATTAGTAATAAAGGCGTTTATTCAATAGAAGCAGGCTACCCACTAAACAGCGAAGCTGCCAATTATGCACCTTTTGTTAATCAAGGTGTTAAGGGTTTTTTATCCGGTGAGCCTTCTGATTCACCTTTCAGCTTTAAGTCAGCCCGACCAAAGTATGATGGGGTTATGGTGGATGCCATGCTTCAATGGGTAAAGCGTAACGGCATAAGCAGCAGAAGCGAAGACCAACGAACTAATTTAAGCCAACTGCAAACAAGAAGGCAATCTGTCGGGAATGTTGATGTACAAAGACAAACTGCTTACCAAATAGCTACGGCAATAAAGAAACGAGGTCTACCCAAAACGGACTTTTTTACTTCCGCTGTACGTCAGTACTTTGGGGATGAGTTCGTGGCGGCTGTGGGTTCGGCTTTTCTTTCCGATGTACGGGTATACATAAAGCAGGCGAATCAGCTAATTAATAAAGAGAATCAGTAATTATGGCGATAACAGTAAATAGTACACCTGAAGCATATCCTTCGGCTCACGATGACCTTTGGTTTGTTACAACAAGCACAAACATTGCACAGGCTAATTTTAAATTCGTTTACGATGTTTATATAAATTCCGTATTGATTGCACGGGTGAAGCAATTCCCTGACCCTGCGACATCCAAAGGCGTTTTTAATGCGGCTGGTATCGTTCGCAGTTATTTATCTTCAGGCTTTAAACCTAACGCAACATCTACCCTGTTTTCATATAATGGTGCAGATATTTACGTTAGCTATCAAATCCAATACGGAGAAGAGTACGGAGGTACAACGTACACAAACTTAACTAATGCAACATATCAGGCATACAACTTTTATGCGCCTATCTTTCGTGACCCATCGGCATCTTATTTTACAAGCAGGTTATCTAATTGGATAACCTTTCGGGATATTACAAAGGTTGAATGTGGTTTTACTGACCCTTTATTTATTTCATGGGCTAATCCTTTCGGGGCAAATATTAATATGACTGCCACAGTTAGGGTGATAAATGAAGCAGGTGCAACAGTAGGCAGCGCATCCACTACGACAACGCAATCAATAGGCAACTTTTTATTATTAGATATTTCACCGGGAGCAATTAACACCCACTTTGGAAGTACGATAATAAACGCCAATGCTTACGGCTACGGAATCAAATTAAACTACGCATCTACAAGCAGCAACGAAATTATTGTGACTTTGGCTTGCGGTGCTAAATTCACGCCTTCCATCTTAACCTTTCAGAATAGCTTGGGCGGTTACGAATCATTCGGTTTTAGATTAGTCAATAAAGAAGTACGCAATTATGAGCGACAAGAATATTCTTTGGACAAATATCAATACGTTTCCTCCGCTTTGGCTATGCGTCAGTACGACAGCTTCAAGCGTTACAATCCGGGTAGCGTATCATTTTACACCAAACAAGACGTATTATTTCAGTTGAGGTCAGCAATGCTGAACGTGCAGAATTACAACTGGCTCAAAGACTTAATCGGTAGCCCGGAAATATACCTAACGAATGGTGGCTACCATTACCCGGTAGTGGTAACAAGTGGAAATTTTGTTTCCAAAGTTCAGTACGCTGATAAGGCAAACTTTATGGAGTTGGAGGTTAAGTATGCTAATGCTGTAAATTCGCAGTACAGATGAGAACCGAAATTTACATAGAAGACCAGCGGCTTGATTTAACGCAGGACATCAGCGCAGAACTAACCTACTCAATAGATGAGATACAAGACTTCGGAACTCGTAACACATCATTCAGTAAAACCATTATCCTTCCCGGTAATGCGAACAATAACAAAATATTCGGTCACGTTTTTGATTTCAACAGGTCAACACCTTACGACCCTGAAGAGCAGAACTATGGCTATAATTTTAATCCTGCTGCGACTGCCCGGTGTGTTATTCTTATAGATAAGATTCAAGTCTTTAAAGGCGTTTTAAGGCTATTAGAAATCGTTATAGACAATCAGCTAATAGAATACGAATGTGCGGTATTTGGGGAACTTGGCGGCTTTGTGTCAGCATTGGGTAACAATAGGTTGGAGAACCTTGATTTTTCATCTTACAATATTGCGTGGAACTTTACCAATATCCAAAACAGCTGGAATAATGTAACGGGTGGAGGTGTTTACTTTCCTTTGATTGATTACGGAGGTCTTTCCGGTAACAAGGTGGATTTTGACTTCAAAGCCTTCCGACCTGCTTTTTATGTTCGTGAGATACTGAACAAGATTATAACGGCTTCAGGTTATACATGGGATTTTCCTTTATTGTCTACGGCTTTATTTGATAGGCTGGTAATACCTAACAATCAGTTAAGGCTTAACAGCTTGACTACGCAGGTTTTTGATGCCGACTTTACTATTGCAACATACAGCAACCCTACTTATATTCCTATGACTGTGGTAACGGCTGGTTCGTTTACGGGAACTAATCCTATAACCTACACAGCGACAGAACCATTAAACCTTAATATAACTTGCCGACCGATTGGGCAGGTAAACACATTGACAAGCACACCGGGTACAGTTACTTTTAGGCTAAAGAAGAACGGAGCAGTCCTGCGTGAAGAAAGCCGCTTTGTGCCGACATCAAACTTTTATGTAAACTTCAACCTTGATGTTGCAGGCGTTAACGTGGTGCAGTCTGATATTATTTCTGTTGAGGTAAGTAGTAATATTGTTTCTTACCAGTCATTCGGTGGACAATTTACCCTTGATAGTTCTGTACCTGTTGAAGTACCGATAGCGTACAACGATGTAATACAGATAAACGATTGTTTACCAAAGGGAATCTTCCAGCGTGACTTTTTTAGCAGTATTGTGAAGATGTTTAATCTTTATGTGGTAGAAGATAAGTTTGTAGACAAGAAGCTGGTAATAAAACCTTTTGTTGATTTTTACAGCTATACAGCTTCAGCACAATATGATTGGACTAATAAAATGGACAGGGCAAAGCCTATAAGGTTAAAGCCCATGTCTGAAGTTAACGCAAGGTACTATCAGTTCGCATACAAAGCTGACAGCGATTATTACGGGGACAATTACAGGAAAAAGTACAATCAGGGCTATGGTGATTTTATAGAAGATACGGAAAGCGAATTTGTGAAGGAGACGGAAAAGGTTGAAGTAATATTTGCAGGCACGGCACTTTACCAATATTTAGGTACTGATAAAATCTATTCCGCAATATATAAGCTATCCAATACAAAGCAAAGTGAAGACCCGATGGACAGCGTGATACGCATTTTGCAGGCGCAGAAGATAACTAACCGGGTAAGCTGGAATATGTTAAACGGAGGCACTACACTTGCAACTTATAATGATTACGGCTATGCTGGGCATTTGTTTTTTGATTCTGCAAGTTTTACAGCTACTAACCTAAACCCTACATCAGATATAAATTTCGGTGCGCCTGCTGAAATATATTTCAGGGTACAGCAGTACACTTCAGCTAACCTATTTAATAGTTATTGGAGCGAATACATAGCAGAGATAACCGATAAGGATAGTAAGCTGTTGACGGCACAAATAAAGCTGAATGATGTAGATATATATAATCTTGATTTCGGGAAGTTGCTATATATAGACGGAAGCCTTTGGCGATTGAATCGGATTTTAGATTATAACCCGATAGCGATGCAGACAACTAAATGTGAATTTCTTAAAGTAATTGAATTAATATAATGGCGCAGCAAGAAGCAATAAACATAAAAGTAACCGTTGACAGCAAAGATGCGCAACAAGGGGTTGACAAGCTGCAAGAAGGTGTAAAGCAAACGGGTGATGCTGCAAAGAAAGCGGAAGCAGGTGCAAAGAAGGCGGCTGGTGCTTTTTCTACTATCGGCAACGCTTTAAAATCTTTAGGCATTATTTCGTTGGTTGTTCGTGGTTTTGAGTTCTTGCAGGAAGTGCTAATGAAGAATCAAAAGGTGGCTGATGCTTTTGCAGTTGCTGGTGAGTTCATCAGCAGGGTGCTTTCTGATTTGGTAGAGTTTGTGGTAAATAATTTCGGAAAGGTTGTTGACCTATTTACGAAGGTCTTTAACGACCCGATGAAATATGTTAAGGAATTAGGCGAGGCGATAAAGAACAACCTAATCGAAAGGGTTAAAAGCCTAATAGATGCCTACGGGTTTTTGGGTGAGATTATTAAAAACGTATTTACAGGTGAATTTGACAAGGCAGCAGAAGCGGCAAAGAACTTTGGTAAAGAGTTGGTGGAT